CATGAGATTATGAGATGGAATCACAAGAACGAAGAAGAATGTGTGGAGATAATCGAGTTGAACTCTGCCGTGTGGTGGGATGAGGTGCGCCCCGACTTGAACCCTCAAGCTGTTGAACACAAATTTGAAATACCTTTAGTGGTGGATCACAAACCTGAAATATGGTTACACGGCACGATAGATTTACTGCAACACCACCCCGCACCCATAGTCGATTGGAAAAACCCTGGTCGTAAACCGTCTGACGACTGGGAGAAGAAACGGTGGTCACTTCAAGCTGCCGCTTACACGTTCGCTGTCGCCTCAATGATTGATGGTGGCATCAACGAACCGATGGAGTTCGAGTTCGTTCATCTTGTGAAAGGCAAAGTTCATCGCAACGTTGTCGAATGTGGACCCGCAGACTGGGCTAGTTTGGTTGCTCTTGCTCGGTCAGCGGGGACACTAATCACAGCAGACCTACCAGTGTGGCCTCTCCAAATGAGTGGTTGGCACTGTTCACCAAAGTGGTGTGGCGCATGGTCAACATGTCGTGGTAGGTTTGCGGGTCCAGACCCGTTCAAGCAACTATAGTTAGGAGAAACTATTATGCCAGAAGGCAATTCGTTTACGGTTTTCCGTAGACAAGTAATACAAACAGGCGATTATGAGCCTGCTGAAGCGTCATGTTCAGTTACCATCACGGTAGCTGAAGGCGCAACCCAAGAAGAAATAGTTAAACAGATCGAAGAATGGGGAACCACTCTCGACATGGCTAACTATGAGGCTTTGGGAGTCGGATATGAGGTGACAGAACAAGGAGTGCGGAGGCTTTCCAAAAGTGTTCCCTCAAACAACACGAGTGATCCCGTGGCGAAACCTGCCAAGGGGAATAGTTCCGCCAGTGGTAGCGACAAAGCGTCATACTGGGATGACTTGATGAACAACAAAGGCGACTGGTGGAACCCCAACTGGGAGAAGAAACTAGACGGCACGTTCAACAACCTTAAAGGACCCGACTATAAACACAAGAAAGACAACAACAAAGCACTATGGTTGTCTAACCAAGATGGCAGTTCACAAGTACCTGACCATTTTGTGTGTCCTTTCACTGGTAAAGACAGTGAAGAACTAGGAAAAATAGGTAAGCAGATACGCGCACGCCTATAACCTATGGAAATACAAACCCCCGAAGAAGTGAGTCGTCGCCTCGCAGCAGCGCAACAAACTGTTGCAGGCGAAACTCCTTCCGAAGTACACCCACCCGCACCAGGCGGAGAGAAACCCACGTCGTTTGTTTTAACCTCCTCGGTTGTAGACAACCTGATAGGTTTCGTTTCAAACCCGACAGAACGCTGGTATTTGGGACTCAGTGAAATAGATTTAGCTACCCGCGGTGTCGGGCGTGGCGAAGTGATGATGGTCGTAGGTAGATCACACACAGGCAAATCGCAAATGCTGTTGAACAGTATCGTGTGGAACCTAGTCAACCAACCAGACGCTCACGTAGTCATCTTCTCAATGGATGAACCTAGGGAACTGGTCACGATGAAACTTTACTGTCTGCTACGTGGCAGATCATCAGCGTCAGTTGAAGAAGGCATCAAAGAAGGCGACAAGGATCTGTTAGCAGATTTGGAACAGGCGGGAGCTAACGAACTTTCCCGTGTCGCTATCATTGACGAGTCGTTAAGGTTGGAGGACATGGCGACAGCTATGGATGAGGCTAGAGCATGGTGGGGTAGAGATCCTGCTTTCGTGATGATCGACTACCTAGAGTTGTTACCTGGTGGTGACGCTGACGCTACTGGTGTGACTACAAAAGCTCAGAATGTTAAACGTTGGGCTAAGAAGCAGCGTGTCCCTGTCGGGTTGGTGCATCAAGCTGGGCGCGGTTCGGGTGAACCAGGTCGCCCCGCTGGGTTGTATGCGGGCAGGTACGGTGGCGAGCAGGAAGCTATTTTTGTGGTGGAGATTTACCGTAAGCGTGACAAGTACGGTTTATCTAATTGGGAAACGAAATACCACGAACACAGTATTAACGTTAATTTGTGTAAGAATAAGAGAACGGCACGTTTGTTGGATCACACTTATTATTTGGATTCGACTGCTGGTCACATTCAACCTTACACGGATGAGCTGGTGCCAGAAGATGAGTGACGAAATAGGTATGGGGCATCCTGACTGGTGGAAAGTTTCTGTGTGGCATAAGAAAGAGTACTGGGAGATAAACAAAATAGAGATCTGTAGTTCAAACCTGAACAATAATTTGGTGTCGGAAAATGAGTGAAACGAGTGTCGCTTTCAGTGAGCTTTTCAGAGGCGGGAAGATAGCTAAAGCAGGCTCAGATTTCAGACCTATGCAAGACTGGTCTGGAGGGTTTTGCACAGCAGACGGGATTGCCTTTCAGACCGCCGTAGAGGACCATCTAAGCGTTCGTGAGCTACCCATCGGGGTGTACCCACTGTTAGAGGTGAAAGAAGCCTCAGAAGGGCAGGAAACGGGAGCGTCTAAATACATGGTTTATTGGGGTTGCGTAGACTGGGATGTAGGAGAAGAAGAATCATTAATACACGCATTAAACGTACAAGAATTATTGAAGCAACTGAACGTGGCATCCTGGGTGGAAATTTCACGTTCCAAAGGCTACCACCTGTGGGTTTTCTTCTCGGAACCGATACTCGCACGCCACTGCAGAGAAGGACTGATCGCAGCGTGTAACATAGTTGACGCACCAATAACAGAAGTCAACCCGAAACAAATAGAACTAACAGGAAAAGGATGGGGAAATGGTGTGAGGCTCCCATACCCCGCTTGTGCAGATCCAGGTCGTAACGTTGTTATCAGACACGGAGAGGAAATGACCGCATCACAGTTCGCTACAACAGCTCTGATGTCAAGGGTACTGCCAGAGGAATGGGAGCCAGTACACGCCCTGTACAAACCCCCGCCACCCCCACCTCCTAGAAAAACGTATGCGACTAGAAACAGCGGGAAGCTGACAGGGTTAGCTGAAGCTATCAGACGCAACGGACCTCGACCAGAGCCTAACAAACCCAACGGAGACAGATCCGCGACCTTGTTCTCGTTGGCTTGCGCGATGGTTGAACAAGGCTACCCCAGTGGCGACATCGAAGAAGAACTCATAGACGCTGACATAGCGTGGGGTTCCAAATTCAACAACCGCAGCGACGGTAGGCAACGCATATCCAACATGGTCGCAGACGCAGAAAGAACAGTAAGAACATGACAGACCAATCCGTTAAACTAAGAACCGCATGTGAAATAATAATCGTTATTATCGCCACAGCTTTACTGATATTCACGTTGACGATCTGATGGAAACATTCACCCTCATCGTGGACCGCAGACCGAAAGTCAAAGCACGACCACGGCACACACGCAGCGGTCACGTATTCACACCACAAAGCACCCTCAAAGAAGAAGATGTCATAGCTGAAGAATGGGAAAACCAGATCGGCGAAAAAATAGACGGACCAGTGGAAGTGGTACTCATGTACAGTCCCACAGCAACCTCCATCACAGTGCTAAAATCTCCTCATGGAGCTAAAACCCTCAGAGGGGACATAGACAACTATGTGAAACTCACATTAGATGCCTTGAACGGTGTTGCCTGGGATGACGACAGGCAAGTGGTTCGAGTATCGGCGGTGAAAGTAGATAAACTTGACGACTAAACACACAACACACTTTGCGGACAAATCATGGGGCGCACGTTTCGACACCATGGGAGACATAAGCGAAGCGGCTTTTGAACGCAACTACGAAAAATGGGCGCGGTACGGTTTGAACAGACCAGACTTCCCAGTAGCTAGACTCCCATTAGCGACACGGTACACGCCAGACTACATTCTCGAAGGGAGATACTTCGTGGAGGTGCAAGGATGCTCCCCGCGTGCAGGTATCAAACTTAAAATAGAAAAATATGTTGCAATAGAAACAGCATGGCACACCGTAATGCCTGTGCTATACTTCTTTTGGGACTCATCTCGTAACATGTTCGTAACAGTACCGTTACAAGATCTTAACAAACTAATCAAAAGTGACCAAACAACACTAGGAACTTTCAAAGATCCAGGAATAGAGAAACCTTACTGGCAGTTGAAAACAAACATGTTTGAATGGACACACGATGGCGAAGAAGCGGGAATGGCCTGAAGATCCAACATCTTCACTATGGGCTAACACAAGAACAAAAGCAGCTTTCACAAACAACAGAGCAATAAACGACCTTGAAGCTCTAATCTCCCTCGCACCAGGACAAACCGTTGACATCCTCCCGATGCAAAACACGCACCTCCTGAGAGAAGCATTAGCCGACGCTGTAGACAAACTGTCACCCGAAGAAGAATGGATATTCAACATCCTGTTCATAGCAGGCTTATCGTTACGGCTCGCAGGCAGAGTGCTGGGCATACCCAAAACGACGTTAGCTAGACGACGCGACGCTATACGACTGAAACTTTTAGAAGATTTAACAGAACACCCAGAGGTAAAGGAATGGTTGCACAAAAAAAACGTCAAACCCTCATCGAACGAGTAACAACAGACGGACCTCACACATGGCAGAGCGCCGCTCTCAGAGCCGCTGTGATAATCGACGACTACTACACGCCACGCGAACCGTCAAACAACACTGCGCTCGTGGACTTGAGAAAGTATTTAGATCACATGGTTGACAGACGTGACGGAAGCTGGTTGGCGTGGGCTTGTCTAGCTGAACGCAACCTGCACGCTGCGATAGATCACGGTGTAACCTCGTGGACTACAGGCAGAGGCAGACCACGCGCTAAACAGCTCATAGGTTTCCTCACGGAGAAACAGAAAGCGTACGGGTATGAGAACATACGCCGTTTCGGTCAGACAGGTTTATGGGTGCGTTCACACGACAAAGTGGCACGCATGGAAAATCTGGTCGCTATGCACGCAGACCCAGGTTGGGAACCTTTAGCTGACACTTTCAAAGATCTGATCGGCTATTCGATCATAGGGATAATGTTAGATTTAAGGACTTTCGATCTGCCCGTCAGTGGGCATGTCTCCGAGGCAAGCGTCTAACATGTTCATCAACGAAGCTACCCATATCCCGAAACAAGACTGAGCCTCGTCACTACCATCCATTCCAGCGAAGTAGGTAGCGACAAGGGCATCAGCTTCATCACCATCAAACACCAACAGTAACCCAAGTTTTCCATTAGAGGACCATTTTGCGTGGGTTCCATCATCAGTGTCTAACACTCTTGATGTTGCTTGGAGATTGTCATAAATCTCTTTGGAAATCTGCCAGCCTTCAGCGTTCAGAAACTCCTGCCATTTTTCCTCAACATCAACATTTTCTTCCATTGTTACTTAGCTACACGATCCTTAACGAACGTTTTAGCAACAGACACAGCGGCAGCTAAACCTGCGATACCCGCACCTTTAGCTGACGACAAGTCAGCAACAACAAACACACCAAGAAACGACTGGGCGAAAGTCCAAGCCGCTCTTTCTAATAAATCACCAAAGTTTTTCATTTTCTTTTTTTACTCCTGTTAGCTTTATCATACGCTATAGCGGCAGCCTGATCCCGTTTATAACCCTCCGAGATTAGAGTGCCTATGTTTTGAGAAATAGTTTTCTGATCCGATCCTCGTTTAAGAGGCATCTTCAGTACCTAGGTTTTCTAGGCTTACGAGCCATTAGTCGTTCTCGTCGAACTTGGCGCGCATACCGTTACTCATACGCAACATAGCGTCACCAGTTAACGTACCCAGATTAGCTGTAGGGCGTGTCACACTCGACACGACCACACTCTCAGCGTTAGTGCTAGGAGTAGTACCATCTAAATGTCCGTGCATTATTTCCTACTTTCCGAAAGGGCGGCCACCTTGATTGGCGTTGCCCAAATTAGTTCCCCGCAAATACGCTGCGGCTTTCTTAGCCTTCTGACTCATATCCCACATGTTAAATGAAGAAGTCGAGTTGTAAGGCTGCTCATCCTGCGACCCGAACGTTTCCTGAAACGAAGGACCGTATCCTTTACCTTTTGGCATAATTTTTCCTTACTGTATGAACAAGGCGCTGAACGTATCACCATTCACCACGCCTGTAACCTTCAAAAAACCTTGTGTCTTTTGAAACTCTCTGACAGCGGACACAGTTTTCTTACCGAAAATCCCATCAACAGGACCAGGGTTGAAACCACGTTCCACTAATTTTCCCTGCACTAAACGCACAGGCAAACCTCTGCTACGAGAAGGCCGAGACAAAGGAGTTGCCTTAACCTTCTCATGTAAATCCTTAAAGAACTGGATGATAGCCGCCCAGTCAACAGCTTCAGGAGGTTCCACGACACCCATGCCTCCCTCAACCCAGTTACCTAACCAGTCACCAGGACACGTCGTATACCCTTCACGGCTCTTTTTGCGATGCGTTGAAACCCAAAGCCCTTTGCCGAAATGGTACTCAGCGGCATCAACAACTGTTTGTAAAGCACGTAAAGCATTGTCGCCAGGCTTATTAAAACCCCAGCCAGTAAAGCACACGCTGATTGAACGACTGTTCCAGCCTTTAGTTCCAGCTCCACGGTTATCCCATCCTCTGCCTTCAAAAATGGTTCCCGATTCGTCTACAAGCCAGTTGTAGCCAATACCATCCCAACCTTTACCCATGTGGTGTCGTTCAAATGCTTTAACAGCGTCAGAGTTCTTAGGTCCGTTCTCCACACCTGAGTGGTGGATGACTACGCCTTGAACTTTGGCACGGTTAAGTTTGTCGAATTTTCCTTTTGGTGGCGGTTGAGCGCCCCATTCTTTTCTTGAGATGTGTTTCATCTATTTATACTCCGTTTTGTCCCGTTAAATCTCTCGGAACTCTATATCCTGCATGTCTTGAAGGTCCTTATTCAACTGGTCTTGCGTTCTATACCACGCACTTTTTTTACTTTGAGGATCATTTATTCTGATCCCACCACCAAACAAGAACGATAACCACGATGTTAACACACGACGCTGTTTCGATTCTTCGTTAGGAAACAATCTTCTAACACGACCTAACAACGGAGAAAAAGAATCAAACAAATGAATGTCTCTGTCTCTCATTTTCCATTCACCCTGTTTGTTTTGTTTAGCTTTACCCATCATTCCAAGAATAGGCAACAAACCTGGAATTTTACTATAAGAATTAGGAGCTTGTTGGTATCTGCCACTAAAAGGAATGTCACCAAATATTTGTTTACCGCTCCAAATCTCAACAGGCAACTTCACAAATGGGATAGCACCTTCAGCTAATCCTCTGAACGGAGCTGTAGGCGACTCAGTGAAACGTTTAAGATCTTTGAAAGGCAAATCAGGCAACGTGTAAACACGACCTCCACCCCATTCAAACGGTAAACGTATACCTAAAGACTTAGCGAAATAATCTGGTACTAAAGTTTCTTCATCAGTGCCTAATTCCAATTCGCCTTTTATCTGCTGCAACCTGCCCCACGCTTTAGGGTTCTTACCTATTGATTCAATAAGAATAGGCATCACAGATTTCTGCCATTTCCAGAAAGGAATAACCATTTTAATTTTACGTTCAGTGTTAGTAAGATCCGAATAATCGAAATGATATTTTCTTACCAAATCCCACGCTTCGTCTATACTTTTACCTTTGTTAGCCATAGCGTCAAAAGCTACGGCACCACGCAACATGAACTCCATTTTTTCGTTCATCATACGAATACTACGGAATGGTTTGAACTGTGCATCAAACGGATTCCAAGTGCCACCCAAACCTAAATCAAACAAAGCATCTTCAACCTCAGACCATGCTTGACCACCTTGAGCGATACCCGATTCAACCATCTCAGCGAAAGTATTAACATCATCCACTCCAGCAACATTCTTAACGTCAAAAACGTTACTCAACTGGACTGGTTTCCCCGCATCTCGCAACACACGCACACCTACCCTAAGATCACCCTCACCTGCTTTGATAGCCGCCTTAGCTAAAGCAACAACTTTGGTGTGGGTACCCATTTCAACACCAGCTATTTGCGAATTGATCCACACGCCACCCATGCCGTTACGCAAAATAAAACCAGGTGAAGCCACAGCTTGTGCTTTCCACCAGTTCAACAATTTGGAATACTTTTTACCAAACTCGCTCATAGCTTTAGGACTGTTTATACGAGAAGCAGCGTTCATAGCCGCTTGAACCAGCTCGACGCTCTCATCAGCGTTCACTGCCTTAAAATCACCGAAAGCACCACTTAAAAATTGTTTAGATAAAACTTCGTTATACATTTCGTTGAAACCTAGAAACGCTCTCCGATCATTCAATAGTTGTAACGCTTCTTCTTGAGTCTCAGCGGCTGCGATCATGCGACCTGTTTGCCCGCTTGCTTTAGCTTCGTTTATAGAAGCGAGAACAGATTGTTTTTCATAAGTATTAAGATCATCTAAAAACTTTTTAAGTCTCGTACCCTCTTGAACAGACTCTCCATGCAACCTCACATAGTATGCTAGTCGTTGATCGACTAATCTTTCATTTTCGCGCAACAACTGTTCTTGAAACTCGATAGCATCCCGTTGTAGTTGAACCATTTTCTCATTGCGTAAATCCCCAACCTCAAGACCAGTAGCCTTTTTTCCAATATCAGCTTCTTTAGCTATGTCTAATGTTTCCAACTCGCGTCTAGCGTTCCTTAACGCATCATCAATAACCCTTTTTTCTGTTAATAACAAATTGCGTGACACTTGAAGCTCATCCTCTAAAGTTTTAACAGTAGAAAAAATTTCTTCCCAAGTTTTGAAACGTTTAGTGGCAGGATCTATAGCTTTCATACTGAAAGGATCACGCCCCACTTCACCTCTCAATAAATTTTGCAACCTTTCCGCAGCCGCCACAGTCTCATCTTTCAACATTGCACTAACGTGACCTTTATTGAAAGAAGTTAATGCGTTTCCTAAATCATTTATAGTTTTTTCTAAACCCGCGAACAACGCAGGATTTTGAGTACCCGCAGATGTAGTCCCCACAGCTTTAATAGCTTGAACTAAACGATTTAATTGCGCCAACTCCCTTCCCATCTCAGAAGCCTTAGTGCCATATTTTTGACTACGTGAAAGAAGATCTTTTTGAATGTCCACAGTCAAATCATCTATCATCGTGTCATCAACAAGATGTGAAACGTCACGGGTTAAACGATCCAACTGCAACTCTAAACGAGTTTTCAATTTGTTAATATTATTAGCTTTAGCATTAGCTCGACCAGGTAAAGCAGCTAATCTAGCATCAGCCACAGTAGCTTTCTGTCTCAGACGTTTAACAGCCTTAGTGGTGGTATCTTCTAGTTTCAAAATATCGTTCAAACGTGTAGTCAAATTGCTTTGAATACTTCCTTTAGGACCACCACGTACAAGAATACCCAAATCTTGAAGATCAGAAGTTACAATAGTTTCTCTAGCATACTGCTCTAAACGTTTAATATATTTAGGGATAACCTCAACAAAATCGTTGCTCCACAAATCTTTATACTCGTCTTTCAAAACAAGTTCACCAATATCATTCATTTGATCTCTAACAGATTTTCCTGCAACGTCACTATCTAAAAGATCTTCACCTAAAAAAGTTTTACTGTATCTCTGAGCAGTTCTTTCAGGTCCTAACCTTCTTTCATAAGAAGCATATTGTGAAGGGGAAACATAAGAACGTGCTT